CTTCGGACGCAAGCGGTCGTGCGATCACGGCCGTTTCGGGTGCTGGCAACTGGCGGCTCGGCAAGGCGTTGGACGCTGCAGCCGGCGCTGGTGAGATCATCCGCGTGCAACTGCTCAAGGAGCTGGATCAGGTGACCTGATCCGTTCTGACCAAACCAACCAAACCAAACAGAGGATCTTCAAATGTCAGTGGGTGTTTACAACGTTCCAGGCCGCAGCGACGTTCACGTCGACCGGCCCCTTACCAACATGTCGATCGCCTTCCGGCAATCGGCAGACATGTTCGTTGCAGACCGGGCGTTCCCGGTTCTGCCCGTCCAGAAGCAGACGGACTCCTTCTTCAGGATTCCGCGTGGTGCGCTGCTGCGTGATCAGATGGAGAAGAAGGCTCCGGGCGCTGGTCCGGCGATGGCCAACTTCAACTATGACACGGACACGTACCGCTGCGACATCTGGGCGCTCGCTACGGCCGTCGCCGACGAGATCCGCGCGAATGCAGATTCGCCGCTGAACCTCGACCGCGACATGACCGAGTTCTTGACGGGCCAAGGCCTCATCCGCAAGGAACGGCTCTGGGCTACGCAGTTCTTCACCACGGGCGTTTGGACGCTGGATCAGACCGGCGTTGCGGCGGCTCCTGGTGCGAACCAGTTCCTCCAGTGGAACGACGCGACGTCGAACCCGATCGAGGACATTCGCGCGGGCAAGCGTCGCGTGCACGGGCGCACGGGCTACCGCCCGAACAAGCTCATCCTCGGCCGGCAGGTCTACGACACGCTGCTCGATCACCCGGACATCATCGGTCGCGTCGATCGCGGCCAGACGACCGGCCCGGCGATCGTGCTGCGTCAGAACCTCGCGGCCCTGTTCGAGCTGGACGAGGTGCTCGTCATGGACGCGATCTACAACTCGGCCGCGGAAGGCGCTGCCGACTCGTACGCGTTCATCGGTGGCAAGGCTGCCCTGCTGATCTACTCGCCGTCCTCGGTGAGCCTGCAGACGGTCGCGGCTGGCGTCACGATGAGCTGGTCGGGTCTGCTCGGCGGCGGTGCGCTCGGCATGAACATGCGGCGCATCCGGCACGACCGTGAGCAGATGGACGAGCTGATCGCCCAGATGGCGTTCGATCAGAAGCTGATCAGCGCCGACCTGGGTCAGTTCTTCGCTACGGCGGTTGCCTGATCCTGAGCCCGAGCCTAGCTCGGGCTGACTCACAACTCGGGTCGGCTTGCGGCTTGCTGCTGCAGGCCGACCCGAATCGTTAGAAAGACCACCAACAAAAGACCACCAATGAACCGTTCGATTCGACACTGGCGAGAGGTCCTGAGGAAGGACGCCCCTCTCGTTTTCATGAAGCGCCTGCTCATCAATGGCGTGCAACAAGAGCCGGGATATCCAATGACCGACGAGCTGAAGAAGCAGATCGGCGAACACCGCTTGAAGCTGTGGTGGGAGTCCAAGGCCATCCGCCTCGCGACGCCGAAGGATGTCGCCGCGCATGAAGAGCGAATGATGAAGCTCGCCGCGCAGGAAGCCGACAAGCTGGCTGCAGAAGAGGCAGTCAAGCTCGCTGAGTTGGAAGCGTCTCTGAAGCTCCCGGCCGATGAGCCCGTCTCGGAAGAGCCGAAGTCCGAGGAGCCAGCGCCGGCTGTGGAAGAGTCGACGCCTGAAGTCGTCGCAGAGAAGCCGAAGCGGAAGCCGCTCGGTAAGAAGCCCAGCTAATGACGCTGCCACAGGTCAAGATCGTACTTGAAGAGATGCAGGCCTTCACCGGCAAGGTGATGGCTGCTCTTGCTCTTCAGATCTTGGCCAATCTGACAGCATCTCCTGCTCGTGGCGGTACACCTGTCGACACGGGCTGGGCCAGGGCGAACTGGGTACCAAACGTCGGCTCGCCCATCACCAGCACTGTGGGCTCGAGGCCTACAAGCAGCGCACGCGGCAGAGACAGCGGCGGTCGGTTCACAGGCGGAGCGAAGGCCGATACTGCAGGCATCGTGAACTACCGCTTCGGTTCCGGCCCAATCTACATCACGAACAACGTGCCGTATATCGAAGCACTCAACGCGGGCTGGAGCGCGCAAGCTCCGGCTGGCTTCATCCAGGCTGCAGTCGCGCGAGCGGCAAAGACAGTCGCGAGAGGTAAGCGATGACCAGCACCCAAACCGCACGCGAGACGATCTACCAAACGTTCGTCACCGACTGGGCGAACGCTACGCCAGTCACCTTCGCGAATGAGGACTTCTCGCCTCCGACCGACACGCCCTGGGTGCGGCTGGCCGTCCTCCACTTCACCGGCAACCAGGAGACCCTCGGCGAGGTCGGCAACCGTCGGTTCCGCCGCGAGGGTCAAATCAGCATTCAGGTGTTCACTCCGCTGAACGATGGGCTTCGAGACATCGACGCCCTCGTGCAATCAGCAAGGCAGATCTTCGAGGGCAGGACGCTCACAGGCCCTATTTGGTGCACCGACTCCGCCGTCCAGGAGATCGGACCCAGCGACGGCTGGTTCCAGTTCAACGTAGATACCGACTTCGCATACGAGGAGGTTCGGTAACTGTTCCGACCTGCTCACCTAGACCGATACTCAAACCAGAGGACCTATGTCACGCGTCAGCACTAACAACGTATCCCTTCGCTACGTCATCGAAACGAGCTTGGAGGTCGCGCCCACGACGGGCTGGCGGCTGACCGAGCCCAACGCCATCAACGCCTACGGCGAGGCGATCTCGACGGTCGCACGTCGGCCGATCTCGAACGTACGAGGCCGGAGGAAGGGCACCGTTACAGACGCCGTCTCGGGCGTCGAGTTCGAGGGTGACCTGACGATGTCGAGCTTCGAGGACTTCATCGAAGGTTTCGTCTTCTCGGAGTACGCCAACGTCGAGTTCGACTTCACCCATCCGAAGGTCAAGGGCTCGGCTCTCAATGCGACGGCCACAGGCTACGCGTTCGGCGCGGCGCTCTCGACGTTCACGAATGGAACGCTGCTCGCTGGCAAGATGGTCTTCGCGGCTTCGGGTGCGATCACGCTCGTGTACGCGCGCGGGTACCTGCTCGCGGCGAACAACGGCCTCAAGGCCCTGAATGCGGACGTTACAGGCGCGAGTACTGAAGTCACGGTCTCTGGCCTGTCGGTCGAGACGGCTCCCGCAAATGCACGCGTGGAAGTCGCCGGCCTGCGCACGGACGACCTGACGCTGACGATCACGGGCTCGACGGCGACGCTCGTCTCCGCTGGTGACATCACGGACTGGTCCACGTACGGCCTGCGCGCCGGCCAGTACATCCACATCGGCAGCTCGACCACGCTCGGCGCTGTGCAGAACGCCTACAGCTCGAACACGGTCTATGGCTACGCCCGAATCTCTAGCATCGCTGGCGGCACGTTGAATCTCAACAAGCTCGATTCGCACCTCGTCGGAGGCCCGTTCGGCCCGGCCACGATCGACGTCATGTTCGGTCGTTTCGTGCGCAACGTCTCGGTGGATGCCGACTCGAACGACACGCGCTACCTGGAGCGCACCTATCAGTTCGAGGCGGCCTACCCGGACCTCGGCGGAGTTGGCGTCGATGAGTACGAGTACGCGAAGGGCAACTTCGCGAACTCCTTCGCCCTGAGCCTGCCGCTCGCCGATAAGTCGACCGCGACCTGGGGCTTCGTCGGCACCGCAACGGACGACATCACGGCCTCGCGCAAGACCGGCCCGAGCACGGCTCTCACTCCGGTGAGGACCGCCGCATTCGGCACGTCAACGGACATCGCGAGCATCACCACGGACGTGGTCTCGGCTGTGAGCGACATCTGCTTCAAGGATATGACGCTCACGATCTTGAACAACGAGACGCCGGAGAAGTGCCTGGGCGTTCGTGCTGCGTCGTTCGTCAACTCCGGCGCGTTCGAGGTCTCGTTCGAGGGGCAGATGCTCTTCACGAACAAGGCCATCGTAAACGCGGTCAAGAACAACACGACCGTGACGGCCGCGGTCATCCTCAAGAACCAAGACGGCGGTATCGCGATCGACCTCCCGAGCATGACGCTCGGTGGCGGCGACCGCGAGTTCCCCGTCGACGCGTCCGTGCTGGTGAATCTCACGGGCGAAACTTTCACCGACCCGACGCTCGGGTACGACATCGGCATCTCCACTTTCGCGAACGTGCCGACCATCCGTAGCTGATCGTCCTAACCAACCCACCGAACCATGGTTAGTTTCGAACACCTGAAAGCCCGCGAGATCGCGGGCAAGTCCGTTTGGCTCTCTGTGCCTCAGGTCACAGACGCGGCGCGGCTCAAGTTGCTCCCCGCGACGGACGCCAATCCTGGCTATCAAAACGGCCTGCTCCGTATGGCCGGCTCCAGACTCCGCAAGACCGCGGCACGCGGTGCGAAGTCGATCGACGTCGAGCAGAGCCGGGAGGATGACCGGCTCCTATACGCTCGGCATGTCGTCGTCGGATGGGAGGGAATCGAGGACGCCGAAGGGCAGCCTGTCCCCTTCTCCCGCGAGGTCGCCGAGGAGTTCCTCGCTGTGCTGCCGGCCTGGATCTTCGATCGCATCCGCATCTTTGCGATGGTGCCGGAGAACTTCCTCAACGCAGACGAGCCGGTCGTCGACACGAGGGCACTCGCGGGAAACTCAGGAAGCGGCTCCTCTGGGAGCTGAGGCATCTACGCGATGGGTGGGCTGTCGAAAGTGGGCAGTACCAACGCGCGACGGGCCGCGAACCTGAGTGGATCCGAGATTGCCCCGAGCTTCAGCGGGGAGATGCTTTCTATATCAAGGCGTTTTGGGAGCTGACTTCATGCCGACAGTACGCACAAGGAACGATCGGACCGATCCCATGGACGGCCGTCATGGCGTACGCCCAACATACCCGGCTCGACCGGGATATGACAGACGTCTTCTTGGAGATCATGCGCGAGATGGACGCGGCATGGCTAGAGTGGCAGCGACGGCCGAAGTCAGGGAGCAACCATGACCGACTTTCGGGTGAACGTCATCCTGGACCCAGCCCAGGCGAAGAAGGGAGCCGATGAGGTCGGCAAGGCCCTCGATAACACGGGCCGAAAGGCTCTCACCCTTCAGTCGCTGCTGAGCAAGTTGTTCGTTGGCATCTCGGTCGCCACGATTGGCAAGCAGTACCTGGAGCTGTCGAACACGTTCCAGACGCTGCAGAACAGGCTCCGTGCCGTCAGCGATGAGGGTGCGGACCTTGCCGCGATTCAGGAGCAGATCCGCGGTGTGGCAGATCGGTCGCGCGCTTCGCTTGAGGCGACGACCGAACTGTACACGCGACTGATCGTCAGCTCGAAGGAACTCGGCAAGACCCAGCAGCAGATCCTGCAGTTCACGGAGCGGCTCAACAAGGCCATCGTGCTCTCCGGCGCTTCGGCCTCGGAGGCCCAGGCCGGCATTATCCAGCTCTCGCAGGGCTTGTCGTCTGGTGCGCTCCGCGGCGACGAGCTGCGATCCGTGCTCGAGCAGTTGCCGGCTGTCGCCGACACGATCGCGAAGGGCCTGGGCGTCACGCGTGGCGAGCTGCGCCGGCTGGGCGGTGAGGGCAAGCTCACCGCGCAGGCGATCTTCAGCGCGTTCGAGAAGCTCGGTCCGCAGATCGACGCGAACTTCGGCAAGACGATCCCAACGCTGAGCCAGAACTTCACGCTGCTGAACAACGAGATACTCCAGTTCGTTGGCGGCGTAGATCAAGCCTCAGGTGTGACGCGTGGCCTCGGTTCGGCGCTCGCGTTCATGGCCGAATCGATCAAGGAAGCACGCGAGTTCTATAGCGGCTTCGCTGAGGACCTGCGACAGCAGCAGGCCGATCAGGCGCTGACTGCGGTCGGTGCGTCGATCCAGAGCATCCGTCGCGAGATCCAGGCGTTGCAGGCACGGCCGATCGTCACGGACGGTGACCTCGCGCGAATCGCCGAGCTGAACAAGCAGCTCGAAGGCTTCCAGAACCTAGCACGGAAGAGCACGACGCTCGTTCCGCCTGTCGATGTGGCGGCCCAGCAGGCGGCTGCAGCCGCACAGGCGGAGGCCCTCGCTGCCCAGAAGGCGGCCCTCGACTCGATCCGCGGCCCGCAGGAAGAGTACAAGACCAAGCTTGGAGCCATCAACGCCCTCTTGGCCGACGGCCGCATCACGCAGGAGGAGTACAACCTCGCCCTCGAAGGCCTGGAGAAGGGCCTGCAGAAGGTCGCCGGCCCGGATGCGGCGAAGGCTTTCCAAGAGCAGAACCGCGCACTCCAGGAGCAGATCGACCTGCAGTTCGCTCGCCTCGCCTTCGGCGATGTGGTCGCTGAGCGGCTCGCTATCGAGCAGGAACTGGCTCACCAAGGTATCGCACTGACTGAAGAGCAGAAGCAGCAGCTCGAAAAGCAACTGGCGATCCAGAAGCAACTGCAGAAGGTCGAGGAGGACCGAACAGAGGCAGCGCAGGAGCGCGAAGCCGCTGCCGAGAGGGAGAAGTCCCTCACTGAAGCGCTGATCGCGCAGCTCGACGTCCAAAAGGCGATCTCTGATGAAGAGCAGCGACTCAACTACATACTCACCGTTCGGCCGGATCTCATCGATCAGGTGAACGAGAAGCTTGAAGACCTACGATTGCGTTCGCTGGAGAGTTCTACGTCTCTGGGCGACGGCTTCGAGCGAGCCTTCATCAAGATTCGGCGCGAGGCGAACGACCTCGCCTCCGTCGGTGAGAACATCGTCGATGTCTTCGCGAACCGCGCGACCGACGCACTCATCGAGTTCGCCGAAACCGGCAAGTTCAGCTTCGAAGAGTTCGCCCAGGCGATCCTCTCCGATCTTACGAAAATCCTGGCCCGTCTCCTCATCATCCAAGCCTTGAGCGCTGTTATCGGTGGCGGCAGCTCTACGGGCGCTGCTGTGGATACGGGCCTTAGTCTTGCAGCACGAGCCGAGGGTGGCCCTGTCTCTGCTGGCCGTTCTTACCTTGTCGGAGAGAACGGACCTGAGCTGTTCACACCAACTCAGAGTGGCACGATCACGCCAAACGGAGCGCCGGTTGCGGCTCCTCCTGAAGTGAAGCTCCAGGTCGTCAACGTCCAGGACCCGAAGTTCATTCCTGAGGCCATCAACTCAGGCATCGCGGATCAGGCCTTCATCAACGTACTGTCGAGAAACAAGGAAGCCGTGCGCAACGTCATGGCGTAACCGATGACCTTTCAAACCGGAACAACCGCCTCGTCCAGCGCTCGGCGTGACCTGCTCACGAAGCTCGTCGCGCTCGCGACATCGAAGCACATCTCGGCCGTAGTGCTCAACGCGGCAGGCACGGGCTATACGGTCGGCGACATCCTGACAATCGCGCACGCTGGCGGATATCACTCAGCAAAGCTCGAGGTTTTGACTCTCGGAGGTGGCGGCGCGGTTGCGACGGTCAAGATTCGCAGCGGCGGAGCTTTCTCGAATCGCGTCGCTACTGTAGCTGTGAACGCTGGCGGTTCAGGCTACGCCGCGAACGACATCGTGCGCCTGACGACGGGCACCTTTACCGAGTTCTGCAAGGTCAAGGTCGACACGGTCAGTGCCGGTGCAGCGACAGCCGTTTCGATCTTCGAAACGGGCGGAGCCTATACATCCGCTCCGACGACGACTGGCGGAGCAACCAACAGCGACATCGGCCTAGGAACGGGAACAGGCCTGACGATCAACACGACGATGACCGGCCTGATCGGCACGACCGGAGCGGCTACAACGGGCGGCACTGGCACGGGCGCGACGTTCGACCTGACGCTCACGGACACGGGCTGGTCGGCGACGACTGCAGCACAGAACCGTAACGACTACAGCTTCAACTCGATCAACGACGAGAAGGAAGTCATCCTCCAAGGTACGGTTGCCGGCGGCGACGAGCCGTACGTCGGGATTCGAACCTACACGGCGACCTCCGGCATCAACACGCGGCACGGCTGGATCATCGTAGGGATGGACAGCTTCAACTCATCGCTTGGATTCACGGCTCAGCCGAACGTCGGCCCAACGCCCGATCCGGCGGCGAACACGGGCTGTTGCTTCCTGATGTTCGACGACGCCCAGAGCTTCTGGATGTCCGTCAACGGCCGGCGAATGATCACGGTCGTCAAAGCGGTCGGCGTCTCAACGACTGCATATACTACGATGTATGCGGGCCTGCTCGATCCATTCGGCACGCAGACCGAGAACCCGTACCCGATGTACCTGTCGGGATCGACCAGCTCCCACAACCGAGCGCCAGACGGCGGAGGCTTCACGGTCACCGGCCCGACTGAGCTGTTCGCCGACACGTCGACGACCTGTCCTGTCTTTTTCCGCACGTCGAGCGATGGCTCCTGGCAGCGCTGCTTGCATAGCAACAACGGCACGCTTAGCCAGCTTCACATCGTCTACCCGCTGGGCAACACTCAGCAGACGGTCAGCGGCATCGAGGATGAGTCTGCGATCCTGGGCCAATTCAACTACCAGATGGGCGCGGCCGGCGCAGGCGTTAGTCAGGTGGGCGGAGGCGTCGCGTCGCAGGTCGTGATGCCGACGATCACGGACGGCAACCATGGTCTCATCCCGACAGTCGTCATCTCGTCGCCGACGTCGGGCGATAACAACTCAGAGACGCAGATCCGTGGTGAGATCGCCGGCATCTTCTGGACTCCGGCGACAAAGACCGACGGAACCGCGGTCGTGGCCGAGGACTACATCGACTACAGCGGCGAGCGTTACTACATCTTCCAGAACGCACACC